TTTTGCCATATGAGATTCCACTTTGTGTATTATGATTCATATATAAATATAACCAAATTTAGAATAGGTGAGTTTTAGTCTTCTATTATATTGTCTTCGGACAATAAATTTGTACTTTTCCTATTAAATTTCTTTTTCAATTGATCTAGCATCCCCTCATGCGCTACTAGGGTAGAAGCTTTGTTAGTTGCCAATGGTGAGTTACCTTTAAATTTTCTTTTACCAAAACTACGATGTCTTTTTTGCACCTTACCATTGTCTTCTCGTGGTTCTTTTTTAGTAAATGGGTTCTTTTCACTACCACCCCAATCACCCTTTCTAGGTTGTTCATTAGGATCTTCATTATCGTCATCATCTGCTGGTGGTGGTTCTGTTGCTGGATCATTACCCTCGGTTTCGATCTGTTCCATTCTAAATTTATCTTTCTGATCCAATATAATACCTTGAAAAATATCTTTTTTCTGTTCATCTGAAAAATCAAATATATGATCATAGATGTATTTACGACTTAATATTTTATTATCTAAGGCATCTCTGGCTAAATCCAATTGTTGGTTCAATAGTTCAAGTTTTTCTTGTTCATGAATCATCGATGGATTCTGTAGTTCTAATTCAAAATCAATCAAATCCGATGACTCAAATCCTTGTGAATACAAATGAACCACACCTATTTTCATTAATTCACTGACAACAATTTTCTGTAATCTCTCTATAGTACGAGCAAACCTCACATCCTCAGCAGCTAATGTAGCCTTACCACCACTCAATCCCTCTTCATATCCCAAGAAAGCCTTTGGTATTCGTAAGGAAGCCATAAGTTTATTTCTCAAGTATTCAATATCTTCTATTTGATCATTATTAGATAAACCAGGTAAAGTGTCAATTTCTGTTCCACTATCCCCACCACGTACAGGTAAAAAGTAATCTTCTGTTACACTTTCTACGTTATATTTTAAATTATACTCGCCAGTTTTTTGATCAATTACTGGTGTTTTTTTCATCTTATTAATTATTCTTTGCATAAATTGTTCGACTTCTCTTGGTGGTATATTTCCAACATCAATCTTAAACACACGTTTTTCAGGTGCCCTCATAATACGATGTATTAACATGGCATCTTCCATTAAAGTCAACTGTTTGAATATCTTTCTACCACCCTCTAACATACTCTTACCATATGGTAAGAAGTTTGTATCTGATAATAATCTGAAATGTGCTACTTCATAATTTTCTTTTATCTCCTTATCACCGGCACTAAGTATTTCATATTGTATTAACTGTGGCTGTTTGGGATCATGATCTTCCAATCTCGTAATATCATATGATGAAATTGGTTTGATATTTACCACACCGTACTTATCTACAATGTCTAATTGCAAATAAAAATCACCATACTTCGTAAGATTTCTTATCCAACTCCACATGTTAAATTCAATATTCATTATATCATAATATAAATTATGCAATATCTTTCGTACTTGATTATTCTCTGTTTTTATATGTAAAACTTCACCCTCTACATTATCAACTGTAGATTCATCAGAATATATATCAAGAGCAGAAGCAATAATAGGATCTTGATCCATCAATTCATAATCTCTGAACAAATCCATCTTACGTATCTCATAGTTAGCCCTTTGGTTCTGTGCTGAACTATATGGATTTTGATACGTTTTTTGTATCATCTTATTATATCGTTCAATAAAATTAGATTGAAGAGCAGTTTGACTATAGTCTAAATCTCTAACAACTAATTTATTATCATCTCGTTTACGAATGATAACATTCGATTGAAATAATTTACCTAATCTTGTAAAAATATTATCTGCCATAATTTATTATCCTAGTAACCAACTTAAATCTTCTTTCTCACCATTGATATCGATTTCATATGGGTTATTTTTTGGTTTGTTATTATTTGTCATAATTGGTGTTCTTTCGTTTAACGTACCAATTGCTCCTAACATACTGGTTTGTAATTCACTTCTTTCAGATTGTATTCTGATAGCAGTATCCCTTATCCATAACAATATGGAGTAGGACATCACCAAATCATCATTATACCCATCTAAAGCTTCGGTTTTACTATTCTTATATATAAATACAAACAATTCATCAATTAACCTCGTAGACTTTAACTTCACCATCTTCTCACGAGTGTACTCTTCCATCTTTGCAACAATCAAAGGTTTGGTTTTTAATGTGGTGGTAAAACCAGGTATCTTGTTCTTATCAATACTTCTGTATCGATTACTATGTTTATTATCCTCATCAACCACTAAGTGATTTTTTTCTTGATAAAACAGATTTTCATATCCTCTATCGATGATCGTCTGTAATGAAGCCCAACCTATGTTATTGTTTTCAACAACCAATAGGGCATCGTTGTACTTTGTGGCTAACTCTATGAGAAAGTTACCAAATTCTGTTGTGCCGAGTTGACCTTTATATTCCGCAACTTGCTCCATTTCCTCTAAGTCGAATACTTGTGCTGCACTGTAATCAGTTCCATCTCCCCTTGCAACATCGGCACAGATTAAATAATTTTTTGAATAATCAGGATATCCCCATATCCATAGGTTTCTATCAAATCCACTTTTCTCAATTGGTTCACAACACATCTTTTCCTTATACCACTCTAATACAACAGGATCAACAACAGATCGACCAGAACTCAAGAAGTCAGCATCACACTCTTGAGCAGCTTGTGAAGGACCTAATATCTTATTTTGTTCTTGTCTCCATTCCTCGTCTCTTTCAGGATGACATGTCCAATGAAGCTTCACTGTATTAAATTTATTAGCTCCATCTTGAGCATCTTGCCATGTTTTGTGAAACCAATTACCCACACCATTAGGTGTTGATATGGCTAAACATTTACCACCAGTAGCCAATGTCTGTTGAGCAGCAGTCCATATGGTGTCAATCTTATCAATGAAAGCAGCCTCATCAATAATTAAAAGTGATAGAGCTTCTGAACGACCAGCACTTTCATTAGAAGCAATAGCTTTAATTTGACTACCATTTTTAAACACCAGTGAAAGTTTGTTATTCTCAACGATAGCAGTTTTCAACCATGCTGGTAGAGCTTCGTACATAATACGAACTTTTGTAATAAGGTTTTTTGCCGTATCCTTAGCAGTGGCAATAACCAAGATGTTCTTATCGTTTTGAAACAACATCATCCATAAAGAGTATGCGGCACTCAATGTGGATATACCCAATTGACGTGATTTCAATATCACATTGTAATCATTGTTTTGATATTCATCCAACACATCGTACTGAAATGGATATAGTTTAAACTTTATCTTACCTCTCTGTGGATGTTGAATCGTACAATACTGATTGATAAAGTATGACGGATCTTTAGCACACTTGACGTAATTTTGTTTTATTGCTTGTTTTAAATCACTCATCGGTGTGATTCCTTTGCTATGGCATTCGCTACTTTTTTGTCCAATTTGAGAGCAAGACTTTCTTTTCTTTCACTCATTTCTTGTTCATACTCAGCAAGAATTGATTCCCATCGTTTCTTCTCTTGTTCATCTCTCCAAGCAACCCATTCACCTTTTCTATGAAGATCAGCTTCAAACTCCACCTGACATATTCTACATCTACCCATACGATTATAAGTTTCTTGATCAATTGTTTTTAGGATAAGCTTTTCACAATCACTGCCTTCCCAACCATTACATTTGTCGAAACCTCTTGGTGGTACTTTTGTGATTTGTTTTCTCTTACCATCTTCAATAGTCCATCTACGACCACGAGCATCAACCCATTCTTCACCTTCTTTACGTTGATTAGTTGTCTTACCCTCATAACCTATGGATACACGTTCTTTGTATTTACCACTAACCATGTCTTGTATCTTTTTTATATTGCTCATACCGTAATCTCACCTTCTCTTGTTGTATACCATTTTCTAAATTGTGCTGGACTCCCAACTGTTACCTTGTTTTCTGGCACTATTTTTAATAATTCTGACTTGTATGATTTAGTGTCACGACTATCGTTTTTAAAATAATAATCATCATAAACTCTTTTTAAAACAAAACAATCTATTACCTTTGTGTTGTAAATCAATATCTCATTCCAATAACTAGAGTTTTCTGTACTCTTTGTTCTCATACTATCGTGAACTCTATCCTTATGTTTTTTTAACAATGCATTTGTAGTATCAATATATTTTTTAATGTGTTTTTGAACAATAGGTGCTAATTTTTTCTTAACCAATGCATCTCGTTCCTTCCACCCCAAATCCTCATATTTAGGATCAAGTTCAACTTCATCTACAATCTCATCTTCAATATCTCTCCACTCACCATAATCAGGCAACCCAGCTTTTTTAATTACATTTCTTACTAATTGAGAACCAGTACCAAATACATGATGTCCCATTACCCATCTACGACCTGTTCTATCTGGTACGGTATCAAAATCTTCAGCCTTACGACCTAATAGTAATCCTTCAACATAAAAAACCACACCACCACTACCAGTTTGTACTCCACGACCTTTTGCTAAACCAGATGATTTATTGGCTTTGGTAAATGTTGATATTGATTTTTTCTTACCAAGTATTTTTGATACACTTTCTATGCTTTGTGGACTAGTAGCATGAAAAGCATTCACAGGTATTTTTCCAAATAAATTCTCTATTTGTTTTGGGTATAAAGGAATATAATTTTGAGTCAATGTCCACTGTAAAGCGTCTCTCGTGTGTGCAGGATACCATTGATCATGTTTTAACGGTGACATAGCCATAGTTTCATTTATCAATTCTTTTAATTTAATCATCGTACTTCCTTTGGTATATCTAACTTCATACGTTTTAAAGTTTTTTTGTATTGATCTTTAATTGCCTTTCTTTTCTTTGGAAATCTAAATTTCCTACTTTTAAATAACTTATACACTTCTTCAAATGATTTTATATTATTTGCAGAAGCACTCTTACCAAATAAAAACTGATAGAATTTATCTAAATTACCTGTTACAGTTTTTACTTTTAATTTTTTTCTCTTACCAGATTTAGTCGTGGTGAAGTTTACTATCTGTAATCCCTCTCTCCAATTCACTTGAAATTTTTTCTTTACACCAGGTTTATTGGTATCAAATGATATTTGACTTAGGATATCAGCAAGAAATACATTCTTATACACTAATTTATACTTACTGCTTTCATCAGGTTTGAATGACTTCTCCATCCATTCAGAATTACCCACCATAAAATCTATCTGTATTTTAGCATTACCACTACCTAAAGTTCCTTGTCTATCCTTAACAACTTTTTGAACCTCACCACTATCATCAACCATCGGCGCCACCACACTAAATTGTCCCAAACCTTTCATTATCTCATAATCAACTGGTTTTGTTTTCAAGTATTTATCCACGGCATCCCAAAAACCAGCTCTGTCTGTTTTGAAAAACTTTAGAGCATCCTTCCAATCAACAGCAAGATCAACATCACCTGATATCTTTTTATCTACACTACCCACGATGCTATAATTAGGTGTGAACTTTATCTTATTGATAACAGATTTTACAGTAGATTGGGAAAACCTGTTGTCAACAAATGAATTCACACCCTTGACATTACCACCTTCGGCTAATATTTGAGTTAACCCAATCACTAGAAATCCAATAAAGTTAATATTCTGTGCATTGGTGTGAATGTACCAGTTAGTTTATACAAATTATCATTATATGTAAACACAATTCCTTCACTTGGTACAATACCCTTGACACCACCGATCGCATTTAATCTTTCTAAATACTTTTTAAATACTGTGAGTTTTTTTATATCCTTTGATTGACTCAAAGTGATGATTGCTTTAGATAATTTCTTTCTTAATTCTTGAGCAGCCTCATTGGGACTAACCACCAATAGATCATTCATACTACGTAATATCTCAGCACCTAAATTCAAAATGATGTTTTCAAACTTTTGCATGTTTATATCAAATTGACGGTCATATTTATCACTATTGAATTTTAAAGCCCAATCTTTAAACTTTTCATTCTTTATTTTTCTTATCTTTGGTATGGTAAAGGCAGACTTATTTTTCAATCCCCATCTCATGGTTAAACCATTTAATACATCATCTGGTATTTTATATTTCAATGAGTCAGCTTTCTTTTTAATAAAAGCTAACCACCATCTTCTATGATACTCAACTATCTTATCATTATCTTTTAATGAGTATTCACTTTTTAATTTATTTAATCTATTTAAAAACTTGGATTGTTTAGCAGAGAAATCTTTTACCTTTGGTAATTTTAATATTGGATTAGATTTGATCGTATAAGTATTCTGTATATCTTGATTTATCTGTTTTATCATACCACCCAACATTCTCGCATCTTCTTGACTTGTTTCAATAGCATTACCAGCTTCGTCATATTCTATTGAACCATGTAGAACCAACATCTTCAAACCATATGGAACTGTGATAGACGCCTTGGGATATAGTATCTCTAGATTTACAAATTTCTTTCCGTTAGCAAAAACTTTTTCTTTTTGTTTTTCAGTCAATCCACGAATAGCTACATTTAAATCATCTAGAGCATTACCAAAGGCATCTGCTATGTCACCTCTACCCTTAAACTTCGACTTTATTCCTTGTATTGTTTGAGCATTTGCTCCGGCATTAGCGAGTTGTGTTTTAGTTCTGGCACTAACTAATCTATTGTCTTTCCACGATATCATTATATTCATACCGTCTAATTTTTCTTGAACCCTATCAAGTTTTCCACTCAGACCTTGTGTGATTATTTTTTTAAAATCACTGAATTTTAAATCCCTATCCTCAAAAGGATGACTTAAATGTCCAAATGCTCCTCCCATTAATAATAACTCCTTTCCATTCCTTGGTATTTCAGATACTAATCTTTGAATATCTTCTTTTAATTCTTGATCTAATTGTTTTGCTGTTGGTCTACTATCTTTCACAGCAATCTTTCTTGATTTTATTAAATCACTTGTATATTCAAACTGAGTATCACCTAATATTTTATCAATATGATTTAACCACTTATTCCATAACTTAGTTCCAACAAGATTTTGAACACTGTTTGAACTTATCTCACCCACACCAGCAGGACCATATGATACCGAATCTACTGGACCTTTAGGGTACTTTTTAGCATGAGATTTTAGTTTATCTTGTGAATTATAAGCATCAACATTTACTAATGAATTCACAATATCAAAACCAAGTTTTTTAGCCTCTTTTTGTGCTCTACCTATGTAACGATTTATTCCTGGTGCTATAGCATGAGGACCATCATCAACAGATTCAATATTACCAGTAACAGATTCAAATATGGATTCATAAATCTCAAACAATTTTTTAAATTTATTTACCATCGTAATATACACATTTTTATCAAAATATCCAAATGCTTTTTTAAATAATTTTTTTCTTTGTTTATCATCGTATTCTGGTGATCCAAGCAGTTGTCTCATCACAGTTCCACTAACTTCCTTACCATCGATATTAATACTCGTGTGTGGTGCCGTCATGATGTATCCATTTTCTTCATGACCTTTTAAATTATCTTTATTTGATTTGTAATCTTGAAAATACTTTCCACCTGTTAATCTACCAGCATCTTTCTTACCAAAAATATAAACAACAGCAACATCATCACCAAACTTACTCAATAAGTTTTTTGCTATGTATGGTGTTTTTTCTTGTATAATTTTGCCCTTTGGTACACCCATCTTAGACATATGTTTTACCTTTTCAGAAAAACTTAATGGATGTCGTGGTGGTTTTTGTATACCTGATGTTGTTATGTATGCTTCATCTACTTTTGTTTTTAACCATTCGTAGGTTTTTAAATGATGAGGACCAAATGGTTGAAATCTACCACCAAATACACCGA